AGACAGACCGTCTCGACGCAGCGGCCTTCCGGGTTGTCGACGCCCGTCACGCTCGCCGTGTGCAGGTAGCCCGCGGGATCCGTCCAGCTCGCCCGCGTCGACGTCGACACCTGGGGGTGAAAGGGAAATGTGATCACCCGCATCGCCGTCGAGATCACCGTCCCCGCGGCCAGCCGTTCCAAGTCCTCGCCCGTCGGGGGCCGGATCGCCGCCGAGACAATCCCCGGGTCGAGCGTGACCCAGCTCTCCGTGAACCCGCCGTGGCCGTCCGGGACGGGCGTGCCCCCGTTCTGTAAGGTCACCCTGTGGGGACGTTCGCCGACGGACGTCTTCGGCGCGATCATCCCCATCAGGCCACCGTGACCAGCTCGTACGACGCGATCTTCTCGGCGTACTCATCGCGGCTCAGCGCGTCGGTGAACCGGTCCCGGCCGGTCGTCGCCGCGTGCGCAATCAGGATCCCCATCGCTTCAACGAGTGGCGCGGGGACCTCCGCGATCGACGACCAACCGGCAACGAGTCGCAGCACATACGGCTGGAAACTTCGCAGGTCCGTCGGCCACGCGCCGGCCAGCGACAGCCCGACCCGTGCCGCGATCGGCGCCTCACTGCCCGGGTCCAGGTGGTAGTTCGTGGTCGCGAGCGTCTGCACCACACCGGCACTATCGATCGACGTGATCGACGCCAGCGCCAGCACGGGCCGCCAGGGCAACGTGATCGGCGTGCGGTCCGCCGGCAGCGCATCGAAGGCCACATCGAACGTCTGCGGCAGGAGCGAGAGGCCCGTGTCCCGCTCGACCTTCGCCCGCGCCGCGGCGATGAACCCCAGCATCAGCGCGTCCCGCGCATCGCCGTCGGCCCAATCGAGTCCAGCCCGGAGCTTGCCCTGCGCAAGCGTCAACGGTTCCACGGCGATCGTCCGCGTGAGCGTCCCGCCGGCGCCGGCGACAGTGACGTTCAGTGGAATCGAGACATGCGTGGCATCGATCACCGTCACGACCCGCGAGCCGTCGACCGCCGGCGTCGATCCCGTGTGCCCCGCGACGAGCACCGTGTCCCCAGAGACCAGCCAGTGCGGGGTCAGCGTCTCGAGCACGGAGGCCGCCGCGATCGAGGACGACACGATCGTCACCGCCGGCGTCACGCGGACGGCCACCGCATGCGGCGCGGCCGCGCGACCAGAGCCGGTCGCCCAGAACGGCGGCATGATGAAGCTCATCGTCTGCGCTTCCTCGGATCCCCACGATAGGTCGCGGTGGTGAACTGCCCGGCCGGCAGACTCGCCTGAATGATCTCAGCCACGAGCGGAAGCCCCGTGAGTTCCACCGCCGCGCCGTCCCGCGCCGGGAGCTGCACGATCGCAATCGGCCCGCCGCCGCACGCACAGTGCGCGGCGCCGCAGACGATGCAGGCGCCCGGATCGCGTCGGCCGATCACCGGCGCGTCTTCTTCGCCTTTGCGGGCTTCGCAGCCTTCGCCTGGGGGGGCTGCTCCAATTCCTCGACCGGCAGGTTGCCCTCGCCGCCCAGCTTCCCGGTCGCGCGCGCCTCAGCCGCGCGCTCGTCGTCGGCAGCAGCGGCCGCCGGCGGCGCGACCGGCGGCGCCTCGCGGCGCCTGGCGCGCGCGTTGGATTCGCCGGGGCCCGGGCCCGGTTGCGTCACGCTCGAGGTCGTCGTCTCGACGACGATGCCGCCGGTCGTCTTCGCCATGCCGTTACTCCCTCGTTCACCGGGTCCGCACGAGCATCGTCAGGACCGTCACCTTGTTCACCCGCAAATACACATCGGCGTCCCACACGGCGCCAGACCGACCATCGAAGATGAGGCCCCGCTTGAAGAACACCGCGTGCTCGCAGCCGTCGCGGAATTTCACGCCGAGCATCCCGCCGCCTTCGTCGAGGTCATCGAGATCGAACCGTTTGCGCTCGACGAACTCGACGCCGAACGTCGTGGCCGCCCGCTTTAAGTGCGGCCACTTCGCGCCAAGGGTCAGTACGCGCGGCTCGACGGCCGCGATCGCAACCAGGGCTTCCGAGTACGACACGCCGACGCACATCGCGAAGGCGGCAATCGTGCAGTCGCCGAGATGCTGTTCCCGCTGGCCGACGAACCGGACGATCGGCTGGTCGTCCACGGCCCAGGGGCTTAGCTGATCACAACCCCGTACGGGGCGCTCACCGGCACCCAGTGCGCGTTGTCCGCGAGCAGTTCGATCGTGTCGCCCACCGCCGCGAAGGTCATCACGTCGAATGCGGCACCCTTCCCGCCGAGGCCTTCGGTGAGCGTCACGGTATGCGCGAACGCCGTGCGGGCGGTGATGATCAGCCGGATGCCTTCATCCGCGGCCGCCGGCGGGGCCAAGGTCATCGCCGCGGCGCTGCCCTTCGTGATGGCATGCACGCCGTCGCTGATCGTGATCGCGCCGTTAGCCGCATAGGCCACGTCGGCGTCGCTGTCCCCGCGGACCATCTGATTGCGGGTCGCGTCGTATCGAGGCTGTCCCATCTGCGCGCTCCTACTTGTAGGTGATGAACCACATGACTTCGTTGGCGGCGACCTCGGCGACGTCGGTATCCGCCGCGCCCGTGACCAGGGCACACGTCAACGCGGTCGAGAAAAACGCGCCGTTGGGAAAGGTCACCGACAACGCGCCGCTGGTCGCCGCCGGCGGGATGGCCAGCCGCAACCACGGCGTGGACGTGCCTGGGGCCGCGCTCGCGGCCGTCAGGTTGTAGCACTTGAGATAGCGGGCGGCGGCGTTCGTGTTCGTCGCGGTGATCGTGTAGACCGCGCCGGCACTCGTCTTGACCGCCGTCTCGTCTTCGGTCACCCCGACGCTGATCTTGGTGTGGGTCGTCGTCGCGTTGGCGATCGCGCCTTCGGCCCGGTTCTGCGCCCGGAGGCTGGTGACCGCCGGGACAAGCCCGGCGATCACGAGACAGAGCGCGCTGAGGACGAAGAGTCGCTTCATGGCCTTAGTTGAGGCCCGTGCTGGTCCCGAACGCGGCGGGACGGTACACGGCGAGGGCCAGCCGACGCTCGGCCCTGATAGCGACCAAGTTCTTGATGAAGAAGTCGCTGTGGCTGTTGCTGACGTCGACGCGCATCCCGCCGAGGTCGAAGATCTGCGCGCTCGACTTGAACGAGCCCGTCAGCGACGTGTTGGCCACGATCGACGGGGACACCGCGACCGGCAGCCCCCAGAGCGTCGCGGCCTGCGGGCCGGCGAAGGGGCCGCTCCCGTAGTACTGGCCGTTGGCATCCTTGGCGAGCTGGATCGTCTGCCAGTTGGTCGGGTTGATGACGTGGCCGTCGGGCATCACGAAGGACGCGTTGAAGATCTTCATCTGTTCCTTGAAGATCGCGTCCGCGTTGGTGTCCGCCCCGCGCGCCTGCGCCGCCGTCAGCCCGACGCGGTCGAGGATGCCGGAGATGTTCGGGGCGGTGCCGTCGCCGTTGAGGAGCTGGTCCTCTTCGGTCAGATCCACCCCCAGCCGGAGGCGCGCATCGATGTAGGCGCAGATCTGCTTGACGTCCTCGAGCATCTGCTCGGTGACCGGCAGCCAGTGCGCGATCACCTGGACCAGGTCGTTGACCAGGTCGAAGATGAGCGTGGATTCCGGCTTCGCGGCGCCTTCCGCGACCGCGGCGGCGGTGTTCGTGAAGGTCGTCTCCTTCATGTAGGAGACGTTGTTGGAGTCGGTCGAGCCGGGCGCGAGCAGATCCCGCACGGTCAGCCGCTTGAAGAGGAGCGGCACGATGCCCGGCCGGAAGTCCGAGATGATTAGATCACCGCCGCTGGCCGCGTCCTCGGTCAGCGTGGCCGCGTGCATCTCGATCAGCTCCGCAACCGGCGTGTGCCAGCTCCGCGTCCCGTGGTGCAGCTTCTTGACGAAGAACTGCCCCGTCGCGGACTCGATGAACTGCTGGCCGAGCGACTTCATCGCCCGCGGCTGGCCGGCGGCCGTGCGTGGCGTGGTCATGCCGGCGGTCAGGCGCTCGATCTCGGCGGAGAGATTCGCGTCCCCCTTGGCGGAGGCGATGCGAGCCTTGAGCGCGGTGCCCTCGTCGATGAGCTTCTGGACGGCGGCCTTCTCCTCGGTTGTGAAGAGGCGCCCGGTGATGACGGTGCCGTCTGCCGCGGTCTCGGTGTGGGCCTGGCAGGCCAGGGCGGTCTTTTCGAAGAGCGCGGAGGCCTCGCCGGTCTTGGCGAGGAGGTCGCGCTCCATGGCGACGATGTTCATGATGGGTAGCTTTCTGTTTTGGGGCGATTTCAACGGTGCAGCTCGAACAGTTGGCGTTCGAGCTCGGCTTCGGGCCGGCGATCCTGGCCGGTGGCCTTCACAGGCTCCTGCGGCGTGTCGGCGGTCGAAGAGAAGGTCAGGGCGGCGCGCTGGTCGTCGGCGTCGCCGGCCGAGAGAATGCGCGCCAGGGTGTCGTCGAGGGTCGCGATCGAATCGATCATCCCGAGCGAGAGGGCTTCGGCCGATCCGTAGACGTGCGCCTTCCACTCTTTGCGGACGCGCTCGGCCGTCATCCCGGCGCCGCGACCCTTGACCACGTCGCCCACGAACTGGCCGTAGGCCTCGTCGATCATCGCGGTGATGCGGTCGGTTGCGGCCGCACTGAGGGGTTCGGCTTCGTGGCCGTCCACCTTGCCTTCGCCGGCCGACAGGTAGGTGCGCTTCACGCCGAGCTTGGCGAGGGCCTCGCTGATGTCGTCGTGCGAGGTGTAGACCCCGATCGATCCGACCCGCGCGGAGGGCGCCGCGACGATCTCCGTGCAACAGGACGCCAGCCAATACGCCGCCGAGGCGCCCGTGTACTGGATCTGCGCGACGATCGGCTTCTTCGTGCGGGCCTTCATCAACTCGCGTGCGAATTCGGGAGCGCCGGCGACGCTCCCGCCCGGCGAATCAATGTCCAGGACCAGCGTCTTGACGGCCTTGTTGCCCATCGCCTCGCGCACGCGCCCGGTCAATTTCTCGAACGTCGTGCCGCCGCTCATCTCGCTGAAGAGATTCATCCGCGGGGCGAGCACCCCGTAGACCGGGAGGATCGCGATCGAGCCCGCCATCGGCTGCGGCAGGTTCTTGCGGTTGACCAGGGCGGCTTCGATCTCCGCGCGGTCGACGTCCTGGCCGGCCACGCGGCGTGCCAGGATCGAGGCGATCACGGTGAGCATCGGCCGCGTGATGGCCCAGGGATGCTCGAGCGCGAAGCTGAGGACGTGTTCGTAATGATTCATCGGGCGTCCTCGGTGGCCAGCGCGGTCAGGGTGTCGACGTTGGTCTGGAGCGCCAGGCGGCCGGCTTCGGCGGCGCCGACGAGCGGCGTCAGATCGGCGGCGAGCTCGCGGGTCCAGCGGTCGACGCCGGCGAGAAACGCGGAGGGTCGATCCACGGGCGGCAGGCGGTGCAGCGTGGCGTGCTGGCGGGCCCGGGCCGCCTGGAGGACCGGGGCCACCAGGGCGGCGTCCTCTTCGTCGTCGTCCTCCTCGTCCTCGTCGTCTTCGTCTGGGCGCGCTGGGGCCGCCGGAGTCCGTTCGGGATGCGCGCTGGCGTCGGACGGGCCGCCCTGTTGCGGGGCGACCGTGTCGAGCGCGTCATCGTCGATGCGCGGGAGGTTCTCGAGCGCGCGCGCTTCGTTCACCGTGCGCCAGGGGCGGCCGGTGGACTGGTGGATCGACTCCGCGCGCTCTTCCGGGGTGCCCGCGAGCTTCGCGTCGATCGAGTACTCGAGATAGACGTCCTGCTGGTCGTCGCACTCGACGAGGAGCTGCCGGTGGAATTCCTGCCGCAGCATTTCAAACCACGGCCCGAGACAGTCCTGATAGAGGTTCCGGTGCTGCTCTTTGATGTTGCTAAAGGTGGCGTTTTCCAAAATGCCGACAAACGGCAGCGGAATGTGGTACGCGGCGGCCACGATTTCGCGCCGGAGCTTCCCGCCCGCGGTGTATTCGGAGTCCTTCGCGCTGAACGTCTGCGGCGTGAAGGTTTCCCCGCCTTGGAGGAGGAGCGTCTTGCCCGCGCCGGCGCCGCTCGCATACATCGCCTGCCACTGCTCGCGCCACGATTGCGCCTGCGTCTCGTTGTAGGGCTTCGACGTGGCCGGGCGCGTGACGATGCCGTCCATACGCGCGGCGTTGCGCCAGAAGCCTTCGCGGTGATCGCCGGCGGCCGCCTCTTCCGCAAGGATCCGCCGCAGCGTCTCGAGCGGGGAAATCCCCAGCCGATAGCCGGCGATGTGGACGATCTCGGACGGCGCGAAGCGCTTCTCCCGCCCGTTCGTGGTCCAGACAAACCCGGTCGGGAGCAACCCGCCCTCCACGCTCATCTCGTAGGGCGGTAGGCGCACGAGCCCGATGGCGTCGCGGCCGTCCGCCCCGCGGTAGCGCACCTTGAGCAGGTAGGCCTGCAGGTAAATCCCGAGGTCCGTCATCAGATCTTCGCTGAGCCGATAGCGCGTGGTCGCGGGGTTTGGGTGACTCAGCCAGGTCGTGAGGTCGTGATCAGCCAGGCGGATCCGATCGGTGTCCGACACGCGGCGGTACGCGTGCGGCGGGACGTGCGCGACGTTGCGGGCCAAGAAGTCGACGCAGATCCGGACGTTCGGTTGCGTCCGCCAAATGTCGAAGTACGACTGGTTCAGCCCGTAGAGGTTCACCGAGCTGCCCGCCGCGCCCCAGTTCGGCGTCGGTGTGGTGAGCGCCTGCAGGCCTTCGAACGTCCGGACGATCACGGCGCCACCTGGAGGTACGCGATCCGCTCGCGTGGAATGACCATCTCGCCAGCCACCGGCACAGGCGGGAGGTTCGCTTTGAGCGCTGACACGTCGCGCAGCGTGAGCCACGGTCCGCGACAGGACCAGAGAATCCCCTCGAAGGCCTCCGTCGGGTCGTGCGTGAAGTTCACGATCACCCGCCGCAAGAGACAGGGCGGCCGCCACCAGCACAGCCAGCGCATCATTCGGAGAACGCCACACGTATCAGCGTGGGGCCGGACGGGGGGTGAGCCTATTTTGTAGGCCCACAATTGGCGGGAGGCGGCGCGCTACCGCTTCTTCTTGGTTCGGGTCCCGCGGCGGCGTGCATTCAGAAGGGCCACGATGTATTCGTTCAAGGTGACGCCGAGCGATGCCGCCTCGAGGCGGAGGCGGAGGACCTCCGACAAGGGCATGTTGACAGTCACGACCCGGCTGTCGCCCTTCACTAGTGCGAGGCTGGATTCCCCGAGCACGTTTCGGGTTCTCTTTCTTCTTCGTGGAGGTGTCTCGTCGGCCACGCGCGGATTCTACTCCTTCGCCCGCCGCGCCGCGTCGCGCATGTCCTGCCGGATCTGCTCCGGCACCGTGACCCGTTCGCGACGCGCCCGATCGTACGCGTCGTCGTACTGCTTCGACGGCATCCGCAAATGCACGTCGACGGACGGATCCTCGTCGTCGAGCGGCGGCCGCCCTGGGTGGGTGCGCTTCATGCGGACACCAGGACGGGATCCTCGGCGGGCGCGTCGCTGTGGCGGCCCATCCGGTCCATCGCGTTGACCAGCGCGGACGCGCCGTCGATCCGCTCCGTGCTCACGGCCTTCGACAGCTTGTAGTTCCCCGCCGCGTCGAGCTCGACCACGATGTTCCCGATGCACCAGCGCAGGATCGGGTGCCCGTCATGCCGCAGGGTCTTCGACAGGATCGCCGTCTCGAGCGCTTTGGTCGGCGCCGAGAGGGACCGGAACCCCTGCCGGATCGGGACACACACGAGCCCGTCCTGCTCCTGGAGCCGGATGACCAGGTCGGTCGCGTTCCAGGGGTCATAAGCCACTTCGCGCAGATCGAACTCGAGCGCCCACGCGTTGAGCGTCCGCCGCACGGCCTCCGAATCGATGACGTTCCCTGGGGTCGCGTTCAGGAACCCGTCCCGGACCCACTGGTCGTACGGCACGCGGTCCCGCGTCACGCGCTCGAGGATGTTTGCCTGGGGGACGAAAAACTCCGGGAGCACGTCGAAGCCGTGGCCCTCGTCATCGGGGAACGTCCCCACGAGCGCGGTCAGATCCTTCGTGCTCGAGAGGTCCAGCCCGACGTAACAAGGCCGGCCCTTCAACCGCGCGCGGTACTCGGCCCGCGTCATGCGGCCACCACCGAGCACGCGTCCCACGCGGCCAACGAGATCCAGCGCTCGGCGCTCTCCGTCCACTGATTCAGGTACAGCCGGCGGAAGGTCATCTCCTGGGCGGGGATTTCCTGCGCGCGGGCGGCCATCGTGCGCATCTCCTCGAGACTGCGGAAGTCCCCGAGCGCGGGGTTGGCCTGCTTCCAGACCCGCTCGTCGGTCCAGTCGGCGCCGATCGGCGCTTCGAAGAGAATCGGCAGGAACGTCGGGTCGAGCGCGGGGTTCTCTTTGACCTTCTGGGCGTGGGAGTAGAGCTCCCAGAGAATCGAATGGCGATCGAAGCCGGCCGTGGAGATCGCAATCATCAGCGGTTGCGCGCGGGCGCCCTGGCTGGTCGCGAGCACGTCCCACAGATCCCGGTTCGCCGCGGCGTGGAGCTCGTCGTAGATGACGACGGACGCGTTGAACGAATGCGCCGTGTAGGCCTCGGCCGAGATCGCCCGGCAGAAGCTCCCGCTCGCCCGGTGGACGATGCGCCGCTGCGACTCGAGGATCTCGACCTGCGCGAGGAGCTCGGGATCGTGGCGCAACATCGCGACCATCGCGAAGAAGACCTTCGAGGCCTGTTCTTTGTCCGCCGCGGCGCAGTAGATCTCCCCGCCGATCTCATGGTCGAAGAGCAGGCAATAGATCGCGATCGCTGCGGCGAGCTCGGTCTTGCCGTTCTTCCGCGGCAGCATCAGCAGGCACGTCCGGTAGATCCGGAGCCCGTCTTTCCGCGTCGAGAAGAGGCGCCGGAGAATCGTCCGCTGCCACCGCCGCAGGGCGAACGGCTGCCGCGCGAACGGACCGGCCGTGTGCGTGAGCTGATTGATCAGGCGCACGGCGCGCACGGAGCCGGACTCCTTCACTTCAGCTCACCGGCCCATTTACTGACTACCGGCGTCTTGGCCGGCTCCGGGACCTGGATCTTGGCGCGGCTCACCGGCTCGAGCCCGAAGAGCGCGTAATACTGGCGGACGATCGGCGCGAAGTCCTTCTCGGTCTTGATCGCGTCGGCCAGGGTCGACGCGTGCGCGTACCTCGCCTCGCGGTCTGCCTTCCGATCACCAGTCTTCGGCGGTGGATTCTTCTGGGCCCAGGCGCATTCGAGCGTGGCCTGCAGCTCGCACAGCGTCGCGAACGCCGTCACGTCCGCGGCGGTCAACGTGCGCATCGCGATCGCGATCGGCGCGAGACGATCCCAGACGTGGCCGGCCGTCGTCGACAGCGTGGGCTGTCGCACGGCGCCGGCCGGCGGGATCGGCTCGAGCGCGTTCAGTTTCCGCTTGCCAGGATTCCCTCGGAGGACTTTGAGCGCCGTCGGCTGCGGGCGCCGCCCGCTGTTCTGATTTCCCACGGATTCTCCTGAAAAGGTTTTTGTGCGAAAACTCGCAAAGCACCCGGGCCGGGTTTCCGGCAGAGGGACTTACAGAGACTTCGATGCCCCCCCCCGGCCCGTTCAACGATGATCCCTGCGCGCGCGCGCGGACTCGCGCCGTGTCTTCGCGTCCGAACACGAGAGACAGAGCGCCTGCTCGTTGCTCACGTCGTCGCGTCCGCCTTCCGCGAGCGGCACGATGTGATCGCGGATGGTTGCGCGCACGAACAGCCGGCCCTCACGTTCGCAGGCCTCACACCAGGGCTGTCGCGCGAAGAGCTGGGCCCGTAACCGTTGGAGGGCACGGCCGCGGATACGTGGGGGTGGAGGCCCGACCAGGGGACGCCAGTCCGGGACCGCGTGCTCGGTGCAGTTGAGACGCGGGCACGTGGGCACATGGCAGGGGCGAGGAGGACCCGTCGGCATCAGGCCGCAGCCCTCGAGGGGAGCGCGCGCCTGGTGGTGATGACGCGTCGGCCTCGACCCCAGCCCATGCCGAGTTGCTTGAGGCGACGGGTACGAGGACGTGGACGCGGCAGGCGCAGCGGGAGCTGGGTGACGCCGGCGCCGAGCGTGCGCGACGCCTCCATGTAGAACCCCTTGCACTGTGGGACGGACGGCAGGACCCCGAGGAACCGGGGCGCCGGTACCCTCCAGCGTGCGCCTGCAGGAGGGCGGACACACACGGCCGGTACGTCTAGTCGCAGTGACGAGCGTCTAGTAGTAGTGGGTGGTCGTTTAGAATGCCTGGGTTAGCCGCACCATGCTGAGGAAGGCCCAGACATGATGCCGACCGACCCCCTGGATTCGTCATTGCCGTACCTGCCGCACCTCCCGCGGTTGCTGGAGGTGTCCCAGGTGGCCCTTCGATTGGGCTTCAGTCCGGAATACGTGCGCCGGCTGATTCGGAATGGGGATCTGGCCGCGATTCGGTTCGGGATCCGGTGGCGGGTGGATCCGGCGGACGTGCAGGCGTTCATCCAGAAGCAACGCCGTGAGCGATCGAATGGGCACGGATGATCGACCTGGATCCGGCGTCGGACCGGCACTCCCGCGTCCAGCACCCTCCCGATCCGACCACCTGTTACGAGCGCTCGTGATCGCGTGGGATCTCGATGATGAAGTGGCCTTCGAGCAGACGTTGACCGCGGCCAGGCTGCACATCGGGATCATGGGGTGTCTGCCCCGCGTGACGATCGCACGGCGGGAGTCCTAGATGCCCGCGGCCATTCGTCCAGTCACTCACTACCCCTCGCTCGTCGAGTCCCTGCCGCCGCTCGTTCGGAAACAGCGCCGCCTGGAAGCGACACTCGCCGCCGTCGCGCAGACCGCGCTCGACGAGAAAGCGGTGCGCGCCGAGATTGATCTCCTGCTCGTCGCGGCGGGCGTCGACAAGGGCGAGAGCGTGACGTGTCTCGGGTACGACGTCACCCACGTCGAACGCGCGGGGACCAGCCGGCTCAATCAGGACGTGCTGATCGTGCACCTGGTGGCCGCGGGGCTGGCCGAGCGGCTCGTGCGCGAGCTCCTCCAGGCCAGTACCGACGTCGGCGAGCCGACGGCCTGGGCCACGGTGAAGCCGTCGAAGGGCGCGAAGGTGCGCACGCCGTGACATGGCCCGACCCGCCCGCGTCCGCCTGGCCCGTGTCTTTGCCGAGACGCGCGCCGCGGCCGCCCGCACAAAGGTGCACCGCGTGACGCTCACCGGGACCGTCGTCCGGTTGCTGGCCGACAAAGGCTTCGGGTTCATTCAGGGGCCTGATGATCGGGAGTACTTCTTCCATCGAAGCGCGGCGCCGGAGTTCGATCGACTCGACGTCGGATCGACGGTCCACTTTCTCCCCACCGAGGCGCCGAAAGGGCCGCGGGCGGAGAGCGTGGTCAGGGCGTAAGCGTCGTTGACGCCGGCGTGAGCGACGCAGCGTCTGGCCATTACGTTGCCGGCGGCCACGCGCTAGCTACTCCTCACGCCCGCAGCGCACGCGCGACAGCTTCGACTCGTTCATCCGCGCGCGTTCCCTGGCCACCGCTGCGTCGAAGGCCTCGCGGGACGTGCACGTCGTCCACCACGAGCTGTTCGGCGCCGTCGCCGCCACCGAGGCCGCCGTTGGGATCGTGACGGTCCCGCCCCAGGCGTCAGCCGTCTCACGTTGGGCCTCAGTCCTGGGGGTGGGGCCCCGGGGTCCAGGACGCCGACGGGCGAGCTGCTCATCCACCGCGGCGGCTTCGGCAAGGTGTGGACGGTGTTGCGCGCCATCAACTCGCGGCGCGTGATGCGTTCGAGATTGTCGAGCCGTACGTCGGTGCGATCGCGGTTTCGAAAGACGAGCACGTGCCCCGGGGGCACCGGACCGTGCGCGCGTTCCCAAATCAGGACGTGCTCAGCTTTCCAGTTCACCGTATAGGCCACATGGGCCACGTCGGAGACCTTCCGAAAGACGTATCCCTCAATGAGCCGCGTGCTGCCGATCGGCATGTTGTTCCTCGGCGCCACGCCCTTCTTGAATTGCGTCTCCCCCATGCGCCCCGCTGACCAGCCAGGCCGTCGCAGGCCCTTATTCGCCGGTACGTGGCCCTTCTGAAATCTGAATCGGGCGCCGACGTGATCCCCTCGCCGCAGCCGACACGCGTCAGGACTGGCGAGATAGGCGGCGCTCTTGTGCAGACCCAACAGCTTGGCCCGCGCGCAGATCGCCGAGTAGGTCCGTCGCAACTGCCGCGCGAGCACCGCCGTCGACGTATGCGGATAGGTCCGACGCATCGCGGCATCGTCGGCCTTGCTCCACAGGCGTTTCCCGGCGCGGAACTTGTCGGGCATCACGACACCTGGAGCTCGCGTTCGCTGACCTTCACGCCCGGCGCCAGGACGAACGCGTTCCCCGCGCGGATGAAGAACCCGTCGACGAATGCCCTTCCCCGCGTTTCGTCACGAACGTCAGCGCCCGCAACCCGGAGCGCGTGATCAGCGCCTCGAGCGCGGTCGTCTTCCCGGCCTCCTGGGTCTGCCCGGTGATGGCCAGGTGCTTCAGTGGGATCGCGACGGGCGCGCCGGTAGCGACTTCGAACCCGAGAGAGATCGTGGTCATCCCTGTTTCCGGTCTCGTTTTTGGTTCAGCGCGGACGCCGTGATCTCTTTCATCCGCGTCCAATGGGCCTTCCACTGGGCCGTCTTCTCGTCCTCCGCGCTCACATCGAGGGGTCCGAACGTTTGTTGATAGGGCTGACCTTTCGCCTCTGCGCTCTTCGTCGTCGTTCCGGCGTAATGAACACCGGCGCGCAGCGACGGCTCTTCTCTTCGTACTGGGGATCCGTACAGGGGATCAGTACGTACAGGGGATGGCGCGTCACCGGTGACGCTCAAAACGGGTTCTTGCGCGTCACCTGTGACGCGCAACGAATCACCAGTGACGCGCAAGGAATCGGATTTCAACACGTTTTCCACAGGTTCTTGCGCGTCACCCGTGACGCGCAAACGTTTCACGACTTTCGCCCCCACCCAATTCTCCGCGAGCCGTTCCACGCAGATCCGATACGTCGTCGGCCGGCGATGCCGGCGCGCCGTCACCGCGATCCACTGGTCGACTTCCAGGCGGTGCAACGCCCGTTGTACGGTGCTTCTCGAGAGTCCTGCGCGTGCGGCCAACGTCGCGATCGCCGGCTGTGCCCCCTCGCCGGTCTGAAAATTCGCGAACGTCGACAACGCGCAAAGCACTAGCTTGTCAGTTGGCACGCGGAACCCTGTGGTCCAGGTGATGCGCTCCGGCACGGAGGCGTAGTCGCGACCGCTCACGGCACGACGTCCAGACTACTCGTCGTCACCGCGCTTCCCTCGACCGTAGAGGTTTTCGTTAATCCACCCCGGGCTCAGGTCTTGCTGCCGGATCTTCCGGCGTCGTCGACGCGCCACGAGGAGATCCACCACGAGGCCTCCGACGAAGACGACGGCGCACGCCCAGAAGAAGACCTTCATGCGCGCGTGCCTGGCGTTCCCGGATCCGGGGCATGGGGATCCGACGCGGCGAGCGGCGAGGGGGAAGACGCGACGCCGGTTGGAAACTCCCGGACGCGTAGATCTTCCGGCCACTCGGACGGATCGCCGCCCTTCCGATTACGAAACGTCATTCCGTGCGGGCCAATCCCACACTCCGGCGTGCAGAGACCGAACGGTCGCGCCCCGAGCTGCTTTACAAAGGGAATTATATACTTGACTCCCTTGACCGTTTGACATAGAATTACCTCATGCCGAAAGCGAATGCGACCAAGTCCGCGATAAGCACGTTCCAGCTTTTCGACCGATTCCCCGATCAGGAATCGGCGCGGCTCTACCTCGAATCCCGCCTCTGGCCGAACGGCGTCGTCTGCCCGGTGTGCGGGTTGGGCGAGCGCATCACGGCGCGCAAGGCCGGGTACTACCGCTGTAACCAGTGCGCGGAGGACTTCACTGTCCGCACCGGCACGGTGATGGAGCGGTCGCACATTCCGCTCCACAAGTGGCTCTACGCGATGTACCTGCTCGTCACGGCCCGCAAGGGCATCTCCAGCCTGCAACTGTCGAAGGAAATCGGACTGACCCAGAAGTCGGCGTGGTTCCTGCTGCACCGGTTGCGCGAAGCCTGCGGCAAAGACCTGAAGAAATTGCAGGGCATCGTAGAAATTGATGAGACGTACATCGGCGGCAAGGAGCGGAACAAGCACAAGGACAAGAAGCTGAACCTCGGCCGCGGGCCTATCGGCAAGACGCCGGTCCTCGGGATGCGCGAGCGCGGCGGACGTCTGAAGGCGATGACGATGGAGAACCCGACGACGGAGGCGATCCGCCACGCCATCTACAGCAACGTGGAACTCGGCTCCCAGCTCCATACCGACGAAGCGCCGGTCTACGCGGACCTTGACGGGCTGTTCTACCGGCACGATGCCATCAACCACGGATTGCGCCAGTACCGCCGCAAGGACGTCACCACGAACAGCGTGGAGAGCGCGTTCGCGGTCCTGAAGCGCGGCATCATCGGCGTTTACCACCACATCACCCCGAAGCACACCGGCCGCTATGTGGACGAATTCGCGTTCCGTCTGAACGACGGCAACGTGAAGCGGCCGACGTTTGACCGGCTCGACAGTTTTGTGGACGGTATGGCCCTGAAGCGGCTCACTTACGCGGCCCTGATCGCGAAGCCGGAGGGTAACTAGATGACTTGGGAAGACATGCAATTGGAATCGCTGAACTGCCCTGTGCTGCATCAGGCTGTCACCTTGGCGAATCGTGGGGATTTGACCAGAGAACAGGCCCTGATCGAAGCAGCGATCTGGTTGTCCCGTGAGCGACTCGCCAGGTTGAAGCGCGATGCTAATCGTCTGATGCGTGAACCAACACGGCACGCGGAGTGGCGATGCGATGGTCGGTATCCAGTGCCGCAAACTTCGCCGCCACGCGATGAGCCGTTCGACGTGACCTATCGGTGTGCCCTGCCAGAAGGCCACGATGGACCGCACGGGCCGGAGGCGAAACAATGAAACCGCTCGACGCCATCGCGGATACCGTTCTGAAATACCGCCCGAAGGCCAGAAGCAAGCCAGCGGTTCAGCGGAAGCGCCGGAAGACGATTCTGGAGCAGTTGTGCCGATGCGGACATACGCGGAACCGTCACCCGAGCGGAGGTCAGTGCATGGCGTTCGCAGACACGTCACGGGAATGCGGTTGCATCGAGTTCGTTGCGGAGAGAAACGCCGATGAGTGAGCGCGACTTCGACGCCTGCGAACGTTGTGGCGCGTGGCGTAGCGCACACAAAGCAGGCTTGCAAGACCCGAAGACCGCTCACGATTTTATCGAGGGGGTGTCCATTGGTTCGCTTGAGGCGCCAGAAGAACCCGGGAAGAGACGCGGCGTTAACGCGGAGCCTCCACAGGCTACTACGCCGTCTAAAACCCGCCAAAACACCCGTAGACGGTGAACGGCTCCCGCTGCGCATCATCGGCTGGGTGCAAATGGACACGCGGTTCCTTAAATGACTAGGATAGGGAGTCAAGTATATAAGTCCCTTTACAAACACCGGCACGCCCGCCGCTTGGCACTGTTGGACGATGCGGCGCGCCCACGCGAGATCGAACGGCCGCGCGCCGGGCCCGCTCTCGCCGCCGACGATCACCCAATCGAGACGCGGGAGTGTGGAATCGGACAGGGGTAACCAGTGCTTGACGAACACCAGCCCAAGCAACGGCTCCGCGCTGATGAACCGCACGGCCGCCGGCGTCTGCAGGAGCACCGGGATCCGCGTCTCCGCCCAGAGCTGACTTTCGACCGAGACGCCCAGCCAGACGTTCGGCGGCGGCCAGACTCCCATGTTGTGCAGACACGCGTCGAGGTCCACGCCCTCGGCGGTGGCCCCGTGAACCGCGCCCGCGAGGTCGACGTCGACTCGCCGCATCCGCAGCAGCGTAACGGGCTGGCCGGCCTTCGCGCCGTACAGCTCCGTGAACGTCTCCGCGCCCTCTGGCGCGTTCACCCACGTCATGAAGGCGCGCATCTGGTCCGGTCGTTTGGTGAGCACCTGGAACGTGTGGCGCGGGCAGGCGGCCATCACCGCGAAGACGGCGGCGACGAACGGAAACGGCACGCCCTCCTGAAACAGATCGCTCATTGAGTTCACGAAGACCCGGCGCGGCTTCGTCCACGTCAACGGCTCGGCGAGCTTCTCCGGCACGAGGCGCAGGTCGAATCCCTGTTCGTACGGATGGCCCTTGACCCCGCGGAAGCGTTCCGCGAAGACCTCGGCATAACATCGGCTGCATCCGGGCGAGACTTTCGTACACCCCCTGACAGGATTCCAGGTGGCATCGCACCATTCGATCTTGGAATGGTCAGCCATGCCGGACCGCCGTGTTGTGGCCAGTGATGAACCGCCGCGGCCTGCCGTCAGAATCGAATTTGGCGAACATCTCCCCGCAGCCGCACGCGCACGCGACGAATTCGTTCGATTCGTGTGGACGTTGCCGAAGGCTCGCCTTCACCGTTCGATGCTTCACGCGGTGAGCAAATAGACTCTCAACGACGTCGATGTTCTCCGGCCGGTTATCAGTCTTGATGCCGTTGACGTGGTGCGGGATCTCGCCTTTGAGCAGCCGACGTCCGAGCTTCTGTTCAGCGACCAGCCGGTGTTCGTAGGCGTAGCCGCGGACGTCCGCAAGATGATGATCCTTGCCGACACGAATGAGGACATAGCCGCTCGACGCGATCGTCCGGCCGCCCTTCCATTGCGGATTCTGCTGGCCCTTTAGATGACCGGAGTGTTTACCGCGTGGCATAACCTTCCTTTTCAATCGCGGCCATCGGCGTCAATCCGGAGACACACCACCGGTAACGGGAACCCGTCGTCGATCTCCACCACGGCTTCGACCTGCATCGTGCCCCAATCCGGATGCTCACGGTTCTTGAGCGTCGCGACCCGCCTTGAATCGAGATCAATCCGGTACTCTTTCCCGAGCGGCACGCTGTCGAGGATGACTTGGTCCGGCCAGCCCGGGACGACGCGACTGATCAACATCGCGGTGACGATCCTCACAAGTCGTCTCGCAAGGACGTCGCGTCGACGGCGCGCGTGACGGTCGCCCGCGGTCCTCGCTTGGTGAGCGTGAACTGCACGCGCACGCGGGTCCGTGAGAACCCGACGACCACGCCCGGCAGCCGGCCGTCCGCCTCGAGCACGTCTTCGTAGCCGTACGTGCCTGTGCCGGGTCGATAGCGCACGACCTGGCCGAGCGCGAACGTGGGCCCCTGGGCCCGTGCCTGGCGATCAGGGGTGGACCAGCGGGAGGATCGAGGATCGGCACGTCGGGATCTGAGAGGAGGACGACGAGGGGGTGGTGTGGGGAGGGCCATCGGGATCAATCTGCACTTTCCAAATGCAGGTTCTCGCGCGTGCCTGGATTTCCCGTGCTATCGACATGGGGATCCGACGCGGCGACGGACGCGGGTGGGGCCGGCGCATGCGACGGATAGGCCCACGCGATCCATGCCTGATAGCAGTCGCCGCACAACTCGACGGTGTGCGTCACGGTCCCGCCGCCGTCGGTGTCCGCATCATCGACGCCGGTGAGGCAGCCGGATTGCTGGCCCGTGGTCTCGGCGTCGCAGCGATCACAAAAGGTCTTCGTCATGTCGTCACCGGCTGAGGCACGTCGACTGACGGAGGATCCGCGGAGGCCGGCGCCGGATCGAACCGTTCGGTCAGCACGATCACGACGCTCTCGTACTTCCGCGGCTTGCCTTCACGCAAGGCCCGAAAGACGGCCTTCCGCGCGGCGACGTCAGGCTCAGGATCGTCGATCGTCGTGCGGACGCAGGTCGGCTCACCCCGGTCCGACTCGAACGTCACCACCGCCGACCAGCCGCTCCGTTCACCCATGTTTCCGGCCCTCTTCAAAAAGTCGCGGTTGCTGCGGTTCGAGCCGAGCCTTGGCCATCCGGAGCGCGGAAGCCAGCACGCGCGCGACGTACTCGAACCGCCAAGCCGTGCCGCGCCGCGTGGTCCAGCCAGCGGCATTCAACGCGTCGGCGATCTGGCGGAGACTGCGACCTTGAGCCCTGAGCGCCCGGAGCTGCGCGACGAGGGCCTGCTCGTCCTCGTCCGCCTCAAGGTGGACGCCGTCCTCGGCGAGCCGATACCCGAACGGGATCGTGCCGACGCGTTCCCAGTTGGCCCGTTTGTACTGCAGCGCCTCCCGCGTGCGCTCGCCGATCACCTCCCGCTCCCACTGCGACAGCAGGACGATGAAGTGCAGCATCATGCGGCCCATCGCCGAGCCTGTATCGAGGGTCTCCGCCACGCTGACGAGCGCCACGCCGCGGCGATCGAAGCGTTGGAGTAAGGCGGCCAGGTCAACGAGCGACCGGGTCAGGCGGTCCAACTTCGCGATGATGACGGTGTCGACCGCGCGCGCGTCCACGAGCGCGAGCAGTCGCGCCATACCGGGACGATTGAGAGACTTCGCCGATTCGCCCGGGTCGAGAATCACCTCCGCGAGCGTCACGCCCTGCGCCACAGCCATCGCGCGAATCCGCGCCGTCTGCACGTCGAGCGAGTAGCCGTCCTCCGCCTGTTCCTCTGTGCTGACGCGCGCGTAGCCGATCGCGTTAGCGCCGTGATGTAACCGGCCAGCTGTGACGTCACCGGTCGGTTGCATCTCGGCAGCACCAACGCCGGCACCACTACATTTTGTGTTTTGGAATTTTCGCCCCAATACATCGCGCTCGATCGAGGCGGTGCCTACTACCCGTTGTATACTCGACATTGGCTCGACGGCTCCACATCCGTCCTGTCCACCTGACCCTGAAGCGGGGCTGACCGCGGCAGCCTGGAACGAGCTGCCGCGGTCGACTACTCTCCCCGCCCTCCTCCACTTACAAAAATCACGCTAGAGGCCCGGCCATCGGTCCGCGCGCGTCGTGCCTCCACCGCTTCAGCCGAGCGCGTCCAGTGGGCGTAGGCGAGACCCGATAGCTCTAGCGAACTCACTCTCTACGGTCGGTCATCGGCCCTTACTTCCCTTTCACCACGTCTCGCCCGCCGCACGCACACTGCGCCACCGGGATCCGGCCCGCGCCGAGACAGCCTTCGACGTGTCGACGCAGCGGCGGTGGAAGTTTGTCGGGTGGCCGATTGACGGGTTGAGCTTTCTTCATGCGAGCAGCTCCGCCGCCCGCGCCGCCGACTCCTGCAGGTGCGTCATCTCCGACATGCGACGAGGGGACGCGGTCCAGGGGACGGCCGCCGCGAACACCGTCCGCTCGTGTTTCCGCACGGTGTAGCGGATCTCCCCGTCCGCGATCACGGTCTCGCTCATCACGCCGTGCGCCCAGGTCTTCCGGTGGGTCGCGGTCAACGCCATCGCATCGCCCCTTCGGCCTTGGCCTCGAACAACGCGCGCAGGAAGGTGCGCCAGAACGTCATGCGGTCCGTCTCCCGCCGAAGGTTCGCGCCTCGGTCCACTGCCCGCTGACCCACTCGCGGACCTTCGCGCCGCTGTAGCGCGTGGTCCTCGTGAGGGCCGGGGAGACTTCCAACTTCCGATAGCGCCCGATCTTCTTCGACGCGTAGAAGGTCGACTTCCCCACGCCCAAGACGCGCATCAACTGTTCGTCTGTCAGCACGACCGGGAACGGTTCGTCGAGCGGCCAGCAGCCGATCACGCGACCGCCTTCGCCGGCAAGCCAGCCCTGCGCCGTCGCTCCGCGTTCGCTTTGACAAGGCTCCGGCGGCCGGCTTCTTTACGGGCCGTTGTGCAATCCGCGCACACGCCAGTCATCCAATACCGTCGCGCGACGGTCATGCGGTCGCCCCGGCTTCGAACCGAGCGACCCCAATCGGACACGCGCCATGCGACACCGGGTCCGGCCCTTCGCGGATGACGTGATGTGGCGTACACCAGCAACACACGAGACGCGGACGGCTCAGGGCTTGCTCGGTCCCTTCCACCTCTGCTGATTTCACCGGGAAGGGTTCGGGTGTGGCGACAAGAGTCAGCCCGTCGGCGCTCGCGATCACAGTTGTGTCGGTCGCAGTGGTCATTAGGCTGCCGCCTCGCGTTGCCCGAACCGTAGCGACAACGGATCGACCTTCAGCTCACGACCCAGCGCGATCACGTGACTGACCGGCGGATCGTCGATCTCCCCGATTTCGAGTTTGCTGATGTAGGACTGCGGCTTACCCAGGCGTGCGGCGAGTTCGGCCTGCGTCAGCTTCGCCCGCGTCCGTGCGTCCCGTAACCAGATGCGTTTCACAAGCTGAAGGGTAATCCCTTAGAGGATATCCCGTCAAGGTTTAATTCGCGTCTTTCCAAAGAAACTGTGGCGTGGCCTCATCCCCAAGGGAATCAATCAGTTGCGAAAATATCCCGTTCGGTATGCTGCTCGTCGTGGAGTGGAAGCAGATCCGGGCCGCCTTCATCCGTGCCCGCGGCGCCCGCAACCAGGACGAGATCGCCACAGCCAGCGGTCTACATCAGAGCGCGATCTCGAAACTGGAGTCGAACGACAACCTTGGCCCAGCGGTCGAGACGTTCGTCAAAGCGATCCAGGGACTCGGTATGTCCCCGTCCGCGTTCTTTGCGCGCATTGAAGGCGTCCCCGCTCCGGCGCCGTCGAAGGCCGACGAAGGGCTCCCCGCGATCGTGCCCATCGACCAGATCACGGAGAGAGTTGTTCAGACGCTCGCCGAGCTGCTCGCTCTCGCAAGCGAGAGAGCTGACGAAGGGCATCATCGACCAACTCCAGGTCCTCGTCCTACGGCGGCCGACGGCCCTACCCCTCGTCGCGTGCGTGCTCGCGGGGCTGCTCAGCGAAAAACAAAGCTGCGCCGCCGCCGGAAAGGATAGGCCGTGAGGAAGTGCCGCTACTGCACCAAGGAGATCGCGGACGCGTCCCGCGTGTGCGAACACTGCGGCAAGGATCTAATCCCCGGACGTGTCGCCGCCGCTGGCGAGCCGTCGCCGGGCGCGCTCATTCTCGTGACGACGGGCGACGTGCGCCGCGACTACGACATCCTCGGCCCCGTATATTTCCAGGTGTCGAACAAGGGTCTGTTCGGCAGCGCGCTCTCGAAGCTGGTGAAACAGTACGCCGCGGACATCGCCGCGGCCCGAACCGCCGGGACCGTCGGGGCGTTCCGGATGGACTGGAGCTTTCTCTACGGTGAGTGGAGTGTCGGGCAGAGCCAGTTCGAACAAGCCTTTTTCGTCGCGGTCCAGGAACTGAAGCTGCGCGCGGCCATGCTCGGCGCCGACGCGGTCATCGGGATGCGGCAGGACATCGACATGGACACGGACTCGTTTCAGTTCTTCTACCTGCAGATGTACGGCACGGCGGTGAAGTTCAAAGCCGCAGCGGGCGCGCCGCCCGCGTAGCCGATGCTCCAGAAAGCCAAACCCCTCTGGCGTGGGATCCGCCGGCACGGCGCCGGCTGGCAGACGTGCGTCCGGGTGACCGGGCATCGGCCCGTCTACACGCCGTACCCGCTCGACACGGATCCGAAAGCCATGCAGCGCGACCGCAAGGCAACGCGCGACGCGCTGAAGATCGTCACGCCGCCCGCCACGGCCGGCACGTTCGCGAAGGATGCGCAGGACTACCTGACGACGATCCTCACGATGCCCGACCGGCAGGAACGCACGCGGCACATCGGGCTCTGGGTCGCGGAGTTTGGGGCCAGGGCCAGGGCAACGATCAAGCCGTGGGAGATTGCGGCCGTGCGCGATCGCTGGCTCACGATCGGCCCGAAGCGCGTCATGCGCCGCTGGCGCACGGACGGGATCGATCGGCACGGCGCCCGGTGGGTGGAGCTCGCGGTGCCGCTCTCCGCGAGCCAGGTCAACAACCGGCTGCGCGCGCTCGAGAACCTCTACACGGTCCTCGACGGCCGGCGAGCGGACAATCCGGTCCGGGAGATCAGTGAAGCGGAGGAACCGGACGGGGACGCGCGCGGCCTGCCGTACGATGTGGTCGAAGCGCTGCTGTCACATCTTCCCGATCGCGGCCGGCCGGACGGGTCAGGCACCCGACCGACGATCTCGCTGACGAAGCTCCGCTTGCGGGTGATCGCCTACGTCGGCCTGTCACACGGCGAGCTGAAGCGCGTCGGCTCGAGCGATCTGCACCTGGACGCACCGCTCCCGTGGGTCTGGATTGCCGGACGCCGGAAGGGGAAAGGCACGAAAGGCACCGCGCAACCGCTGACTGAGGAAGGGGCGGCGGCGCTCGGCGCCCTGGTCGAAGCCGGCGGGCTGGGCGGATTCTCCCACTCGGCGATGTGGGCGTCGTTTCAGCGGGCGTGCAGTAAGCTCGAGCTGTCAGGCATCCGGCCGTACGACCTCCGGCATTCGTGGGCGACCGAGGTCTACGAGAAGACCGGTGGGAACCTGCCCGTCGTCCAACTCCTGATGCGGCAGAAGAGTCCGGCGACGGCGCAGCGCTACGGGAAGCGCGCGATCGACCCCATCCGCGCGGCGGCGATCGCGGCGGTCCGGGCGGCCGGCGGGTTCAAAGGCGGGTGACCTTTCGCTGCGCCAGAGATCGCGTCAATCCTCGTAAGTCATTGCGCCCGTAGCTCAGTTGGATAGAGCACCGGCCTTCTAAGCCGTGTCGCTGAGCGCAGGCCTTCAGCCCTTCAGCCAATCAAACCGGCCCTGAATCCGCGCCCTGCGCGCGGCGGGGAGTCACGGCGGCCGAAGGCGAAGGGTGCAAAAAACTCCAGGCATTTCCAGATGGCTCCGGCGCCGATCGCGCCAGAAACGCGCCAGCCCTTACCGCTCGCTCTCCGTCATCACCTGGGTGTTGACCGTGCCGAAGAGCCGCTCGACCTGCGCGCGGGAGGGCGCGATGCGGGCGACGTCGAGCGTCGTGAAGCGGGCGATCGATTCGAGCACCGGCCGGCCCTGCTCATCCCAGCCCATGTAGGCGGGGGAGTGTCCGGCGGCGTTTCCGAGATGCTCGATCCGGACGATCCGGCCATCGTCCAGGCGCGCGAGCAGCGGCGGGTTGTAGGTGGTCTCGACGGTGAAGTCTCCGGCGATGCGGGTCTTGGTGGGGTCCATAGGTGTGTCCTCCTTCGATGCGATGCACTAAGAGAGTGCATCCGGCCAGGATGCTAACACCGCGCGCGAAACCTGTCGACGCCGATCAGCTTCTTGGCGACGAAGGGCCAGACGAAGGTCGCGACAGGTTTTGCATCCCCGCGTGCCGTCGGACCGGCAGGAGGTGGTGGCGTCGGTGAACAGATGACCCCGCCGACACGTCGCCGACGGATGACCCCGTCGAGACGGATGTTTGCGCGCTTGGTTCGCGGCGGCCCGCGCTAGGTTCACGGCGGCCGTCACGAGCTCGAGATGGTCCGGGGTTTACACACAGCTTGTTGCCGCAGACGTGATCCACATGCATCTGGCGCCCGCTGGGGAGTTGCATGCCGCGGAGAATAATGAGGGCCGCGCGATGCGCGCCCAGCGGCGAGTCCTTCTTCGCCATTCGAAACTGCGGGTAGCCGTTCGTGCTGATGGAGCCCGTCCACACCCAACACCCGGTCGTCGGGTCAGGCGCGACGAAGCGCATGAAACGCTGGACGGGATCGATTCTCGGAGTGCCCACTTGTCTCGTGTCCGTTTGGCTGGTCTACACCCGCCTGATGACAGGGTAGGTCACAGCCGGAAGCTCAAGCGGTTGACGTCTCCGGTGATGACGAGCTTGGCGTCCGCGTTCCCTCGGATCGTGATCTCGCCCGCGTGCTCCAGGCGGTGATGATCCACACAGAGGAGGCACGTGTTCGACGTCGCCCAGCGCAGGCCTTTCGATTTCGAGCGGTAGACGATGTGGTGCATGTGCTTCCCGTACCGCCGGCAGCGCGGGATGATGCAGCGCTTTTCGTCTCGGCGTCTCACGAATGCGCGACAGATCCGTTCGGCCTTCGCATCCTTCAGATCGCGGACGCGCCGAGTGACGGCGCCGATCTCGGGCTTGGGGTACTTGGTCCGCTGGTAGTAACCCACCTACGTCTTCATCGTCCGGTGGGCTGGTTGTCCCGCCTTCGCGATCCAGTACCCGCCAGAGAGCCGTCGGCCGCGGGCCGTGATGTCCCCGATCGCGCCGGTGAGCGTGTGGGTCCGCGCGGCCACGGTGACGATCTTCTGGGCGCTCGCCGGGTAGCCGATGCGAGGCGCGTAGCGCATGACGAGGTACGGTCCCTTGTGGGTCATCATCAGCGTCCCTCCGCCTTCGCAACCTGCGCCGCCACGTAGTCGAGGAGCGCCCGATAGACCTGGGGCTCCAGCACGATCCAATGGGTCACGCCGTTGCGATCGGTCTCCAGTTTCAGATCGCCCCAGTAGTTCGAGACGTAGACGCCGTCTCCGAGGTACGCCTTCGTGGGGTTGTCGGGGCGGACAGCCATCAGCGTCCCTCCGCTTTCGCGATCGCGGCGCGCGCGTCTCGCACACCCTGCAGCCCCGAGCCGCCAAGATGTTCGTCATAGATCGCCAGGAGCGCCCGGCAGCCGGCGAGCAGCTCCGGCGCGGCGGCGATCAGGCGAGCGTTGGCGGCCGACTCTTCGCTGCCCGCGTTGAGCACGGCGGCGATCGTCGACTGGCGCGGCATGACCTTCAGCGACGTCGTGCCGATCCAGTGCGAGAACTCTTGCTGGTGCGCGCTCTCCTCGGCCCGCCACGGTCCCGGTGTGTGCTTCGTCTCGCTCATCAGGCTGCACCCTTCTTCTTCGGAATGAACGGGAAGGAGGCTTTGATCATCTTCCGGGCGTTGGACTTCGCTTCCTGCTCGGCGGCCCACCGCTCCCGCATGGCGTAGCATTCATCACAGAGGAACGGCGCGACGTCGAAGCGTCCAGGCCAGCAGCCGGTCGAGCAATCGGCGCAAATTTCGTCCGGGCGTCCGCCGCTGGAACATCTTCCGCAGCCCCCGCATCCGGGACCGCAGCTCACTCTCCACGCTCCCGGTAGTCCATCCCGCACGTCGGACAGATCAGATCCACCAGTTCGACGATCGCCCCCGTCCCGAGCAAGCACACCCGGCAGCCTGGCACGGTCTGGGCGGGCTGCAGGCCCACGTTCCGGACGGGACCGCTGGCGTGCGGCGCCGGCACCAGATCGACATACCGGATGACCAGCGGGCCTTCGGTCGGGGCGTCCTCTGGAAAGAGATGCGGGAACTTGGCGCGCTGCTCGGCGTCGAAGCGGCGATCGCGTGCGTCCATCCTCGCGCGAATCGTGGAGTCCGGGACGAAGCGCTTGCGGTAATGACACGTCATTACGCGACCTCCCGATCTTCCGGACGCAGGGTGACGGGCTTGTCAGCCAGCGAGATGATCCAGAGCGCCCGCAGCAACCGGGTGGCGGAGGCCAGGGTGAGGACCGTGCCGTTCGGGTACGTGACATGGAGGTAGTAGGCCATCACGCGGCCACCTGAAGCGGAACCGCGATCCCCAACGCCTGCAGGGTGAACGCGCTCACCGTGGACTTGTCCGACTCGCCCCCGATGATGTGGTAGAGGGCGAAGCCAGGGCCCTGGCCATCAAAGGCGGGCTGATGGAAGGCGTAGACCGCGTGGGGCGCCACGTTGGCATCCCAGGGGCCTGCCGGTCTGCTAGTAAGCACGACGGCAGCAGGTGCCAGGTAACGTCCAGCGTCGTCGTAGATGCCGTCGAGATTCGGGGTTGCCATACCGAGAAGTATACGCCTTAGGGGGTAAGGTGTAAAGCACAATCGACTTTCAATTCTGTCTGCCGAAAAGGCTGACAATTCTCGGCCTTTGGGGGTAAGATAGGCAGCCTATGGCGAAGCGCAAGAAACCCCTCCCCGAAGACGTGCTCGACTACTTCCGGGAGCAGGGAGCCAAGGGCGGGAAGAAGGGGGCCGGGGAGATGACGGCCGCCCAGCGGAAGGCCCGCGCCACGAAGGCCTCCAAAGCTGCCGCCGTCGTGCGGTCCGCGAAGAAGAAAGCCAAGGGGAAGGGGTGAACGAGCGGACGGCCCTCGCACGCTGGGAAGCGCTTGGCCGGTCAGGCCTCACGGTCTCCGTCTGTTGCGGGCCGTGCGGGACGGAGCCGTTCCGGTGGACCGTGACCGCCCTGTCACGGGAGGGTCAGGAGTTCGACGTGCCCTTCGCGGCGGAGAGCTTCGCGCATGCGATCGAGATTGCGGAGATGGAGATCCGCGAGCGGGGCTGGCTCATTCCGCCTTCAAACTCACCAACGCGAGCCTGAGCTGCCCCACCGTCCAACACGGCCGGTAGCTCTGATCGACCGTCTGCACGCAGATCCGATCCTGGTTCGGCGTCGAGAGCGGCACGATCCAGTCGTGGCGCTCCACCACCGGCGGTACGGCCGGGGTGAGGATGACCAACGGCCGATGCCCCGCGCACCCCGCGGTCAGGAGGACGGCCACCAGGAGGATCCGGCGCGTCATGGTGACTTCGCGATCCGCTCGATCCGCAGCCCGGTCGGCGCCGACGGCACGCCCCCAAACGTCGCAAAGATCGAATACTGGGCACTCGACAGCGTGCTCGTCGGGAACGTCGCCGGCCAGGTCCCGTACGGAAAGCCGCCCGTGCTCCACGCGCCAGCCCCCGCGGCGCCGGGGTTGTACCGCAGGTTATTGACCGCCGTCGTCCGGCCGTTCGTGTTGAACATCAGCCAGTAGGACGTCGCCGCCGCCATCGGCACGGTCGCCGACACGGGCCGGGTGTTCCAGCTGTTGGCGACGAGGACCCCCGGGCTCGAGGCCGCGATCAACGCCCCCGGGCGCCCCGCGACATCGCTGTAGAGCGCCACGGCGTACGCCGAATTCACCGCGAGCGCATCGATCGGCCCGACAAAGACCGAGATCGACGCGACGTGCCCGGCCCCGCTCCCCATCGTCACCTTCGATCCCGTCATGAAGTGGGAGTCCTCGACGTCGAGCAGCGTCCCCGCCACGGTCAGCCCAATCGTCCCGGGGGGATTGGTCGGCGGCGGCAGCGGGAGCGCCACGACCGTCAGGGTGCAACTCCCCGTGCGCACGGATTCCCCAGCCAGGTTGAACGCCGTCACCGTGAGGGTATGGACGCCGACCGCCGGCGGCGTCAGGCCGGGCACGGTCACGCCGGTCAGCGAGGGACCGAGCGGGATATCCCCCCCGAGCCGGGTGACGCCTACATAGATCCGGTAGCCGGTTGCGTCCGGTGAGGTGCCATCAAAAATCAGGGTGAAGGGATCGCCCGTCGTCACCTCGCCGCACGACGGCACGATCTGGAACGCCCCCAGCGTCGGCACCGCCCCGCCGAACACGACGGCCGCGAGCGCGAGGACGACGACGCGTGGCACCTGTGTCATCTCTGTCCTTTCATCCGACGTTCACCACCCAAGAGACCAGCTGACCGCACGGAGTCCACCGGCGGAGGAAACCAGGCCAGCGCTGCAAGCTGAAGAGGCCACCCCAACCCGGAAGGAGGCTGGAGCTGCACGCCTGGTAACCGATGGCCCCGCCGTCAACTGGTCTCTCGCGTGGCGCCGGTTACGACTTCTTCGTGACCTGCTTCGCGTTCAGGGTCATTGCCAACAGGTGTGTCCCCGGAAACATCGGCTCGACCGTTTCGAGCCCGACGTTGCAAAACTCCTCGGTCAGGTGAATCTGTTTCACCGTGGCCTCGACGAGCACCCGGTCGCCGACCTTCAATTCCGCGCCGTTCTTGTCGTGTGGCATGTGTCCTCCAAAATCAGGTCTCTCCAGTGGCGCCCGCGGCCAACGCCCGGATCGAGTCGGCCAAGATCGCGGCCTCGGCCCGTCGCCGGTTCTTCGCGAGTTGCCGGAAGTGGATCCGGTTCCACCGGCCCGCGACGGTCATTCCGAGCGCGTCGAAAATCGGCGGCGGCTCGTTGTGGCGGCGATAGAGCCCATCCAGGTACGTGTCCACGTTCGCCGCGTGGGCCTCTTCGATCGCGGTCAACGCCTGCTCCAGCTGTTCAGCCTCCGCCGCGAACTCCCGCCCGCAGTACGCCGAGCAGAGGCGGAGGCGTTCGACGATCGCGCCCACGCGGTGCAGCATCTCTGCTTTCGGCACGTTGACGATCGTCATGGGATCACCTCCACGCGCGGGGTGACTTTCGCGCCCTGGTTCATCTGCCGACACAGCGTCTCGGCGTCCACCCGGTACGCGATCCCGATCTTTTCCGGGTAGCCGTTCACGTTGACGATCTGCCACTCTTGTCTGCCCGCACGGTGGCGTCCCCGGCGCACCGAGAACGGCCCGCGCCAGAAGGTCGGCGTCACCATGTGAGCTTCCACGCCAGCCCACCCTCAAGCGGTGCCCCCCAGCCGCTCGGTTTGCCAATCCAACCGACAATCGTGTTGCGGTCCCCGAACTTCTGGACGATCGCCCCTTGCACGCCGCGCGTCGTGGCGATCGCGACCACCCCGCCCGACTCGCCGACAGGAAGCGCCTCGGCGTACTGCTTGACCGCGGCCGCGATCTGGCCGTAGAGGATCGGTGGCGGCGGGGCAAACATCACGCCGGCCGGGCGAACCGTTTGCTCGTCGCTCATAGGGTGATCCCCAGCCCCCCGTAGGCTCCCGTCCCGAATCGCTTGACGAAGCGGTACATCGCCCAGCGTTTCCAGGCCGGCACCTCGTCGCACGGCGGGACCGTCATCGCTTCGCGGAACAGTCGATCGGTCATGTGCTTCACGCAATGCACACGGTGGCCGGACTCCGTGACGAGCTGGCCGTGACTCGCCGCGTCATGGATCACCGCGTCGGTCGGGACGTAGAGGGATCTCATGACACCCCGCTGAAAAAGAGCTGCGAGCCGACCTTCATCGGCGTCAACCCTTTGGCCCACGTCGGCACGCGCCCGATCGGGGACATCGCCCGCGGCGCGAAGTAATGGGTTGCGCCTCCTGTACGATCCTCGATCGCGCCGCTGATGATGCCCTGCGCGATCCAGTCCGCCTGCGCCGGCCAGAACAGCAATCCCGCCTGCACCGCTTCGCAGCGCGCGAGCAGCATCCGGTAATTGGCCTCGCCGCCCTGCGGGATCCAACAACTGAATTGCCAGCGCGCGAGGCAGACGCCCTTCCATGAATCAGAAAACCGCTGCGGTCGAAGCAGGCGATTGCGGATGACGCACCCGACCGCGACTTCCCCTTCGATCGGTTCGGCGCGGGCTTCGGCCCAGATCGTCATCGCGACGACCTGCTGTGCCGAGAGCCGCGCTTTGATCGCCGCGTCGTTCGGATAGAGGGTCATCGGCGCCTCGTCCCACTCGCCGCAAAGTGTTCGTACACCTGCCAGCTTTCCCCCAGCACGATGAGGAGATAGAACACCGTTTGCCATTTGAGTCTGGCCGTCGGGCGTACGGCCATGCAGCACGCGCTGTACCCGAGACACACCCCGGCGCCGAGATCCACCACGAGATGGACGCAGCCTTTCGCCACTTCGCTGCGCCCGTCGCACTGGAGGAGATCCTCGCTCATCGTGGCACCGTGGCCGGCAGTTGTGTGCCGGGCGGCGCGGGCGTGTAGATGATCTGCGGCGTCGAGCCTCGCTGTGTGAACGAGTAGAATCCCAGGAGCAGCGTGACGATCGTTAGGATCGTGACGAGCAGCTTCACGCTGTCGCTCATGCCCTGGCTCTGCCCGGCGCCGGTCGCCTGAGTGCGCGCCAGCGTCTCGACGAGCGCGGTCAGTTTTTCCATCTGCGGGTCGGCGACGGTTTGCTTCCCTTTGCCTTCTGAGGACGACAATTCCAGCGCCGAGAGCCGCTTGTTGGTATCGCTGTATTGCGCCGAGTTGCGCGCTTCGGCCGCCGCCGCCGTATCCGCCACGGTCTTCGCCAGCGTGACGGCGAGGTCGTTCGTCTGTTTCGCGAGCGTGGTGATCGCCGTGTTCGCCGCGACGGCGGTCTTGGCCACTTCTTCGCGGTCCACCTGGCGAATGCTGTCGAGCCGCCCCGATTCCGCGCGTTGGATTTTCTCCTGATAGTCCTCGCGCAGCTTGCCGATGGTCTGCTCGTACGTGTGCTTGACGTCCGACAGTTCTTTCGCGGCCGCGCGCAGGTCGTCTTGCCGCCTGCTCTCGGCGATGACCAACGCCTTCACATTGGCGGTCGGGTCGAACGCCGCGTCACCAAAGGCATCGACCCCGATCCCTGCCATGCCAGTGCGCGGCGTACGGGCGGCCTTTGTCACCATCAGTCGGTCACCACCGGCGGCGCGGGCGGGTCAATCCGCGGCACGAGGACCGGCGCCGTCGCCCCCGGCGCAATGAACGCCACGGGGCGCACCGTCAGCTTGCGGAGGATGAAGTTGATCACGCCCACCGCGGCCAGGAGCAGCGGCATGTACTTCAGCGGAATCAGCGCCAGCACCTCGGGCAGCGAGAGGATCCCGAGCAGGATGGTGAACCCCGCGAACTGCGCCGTCCGCGAGGTCAGGATCGAGACGGCCCAGTACTGAACGGTCTGCTGTTCTGGCGCCGTCATCGCTGCACCAGTTTGCGACCTGAAGTAAATCTGAACCCGTGTTTGTGGGCGAGCCGCTGAATCGTCCGATGTGAACACTGAAACATTCGACCGAGCGCCGCCGGTCCCATCCCTGCCTTTAGAAGGTCGAGCACGCGCGGCACGTCAAGGTTCACATTGGAACTACGGTTCAGGGATTGCTCTTTCCGTGTGGCCCAGACGCAATTGCCTGGTTCGTAATTCCCGTCGTTGTCTCTTCGTTCAAGTGTGGACCCGGCTGGGCAACGACCCATGTCCGCAAGGAACGCCGCGTAGCTGTTTCGCCATCGTTCGCACATCGTGATCCCACGCCCGCCGTAGTAGCGATACTTCGGGCTTTGTGTTTCAAAACAGCGGCGCTTCGCGTGTTGCCAGGAACTCAATTCGCGCGCGGGCTTGCGCCGAACAGCCGACGTATGATTGCGCTTAGCCATGGCCGCGAGACCTCCAATCTCGGGGAAGTGGTTAGGGGTCAGCGGGCGCTGATAACGCTCGTTGACTCCGTCTATTGTACCGTACGTCACGGTCGGCTGCTGGTCGTTCATGGCCCCGGCTCCACCTCGAGCGTGACGCCCCTGATCACGAGTTTCGTCGTGATGCCGACGCCCACGGGCCGCTCCTCGAGCGCGATGATGCGCTGTTCGGCCAGCGCGAGCGCCTGAAAGATGCCGACATTGACGCGCTTCTCGAGCGCGGCGATCCGGTCTTCCATGAGGCCCGCGTTGGCCACGAGCGCCGCATGTCCGGCCTCGAGCTTCCGGACGGCTGCCTGCCAGTCCGTCGGCGGCGTCACCGGGAGATGGAAGGCGAGATTGTCGGCCGGTTCGCCGCAGCGGTCGCACAGCTCGCCGGTCCCTTCGAACGCGTGGGGCTCGACGGAATCGCCACGATGCACCAGGGCGCCTTCGGTCTGTCCGCAGACGCGACAGCGGCCGCCAGGCTCGCCGTCATACGCGTGCGGCAATTCGGGATCCGGCTCTGGATCCGGATCCGTCCCGATGTCAGTCGGCTGGGCCGGGAACCAGAAGTCGTGCCGGTCTTCGGTGATTACTGGATCGCGCCATTCGTCAGTCGGTGGATTGATGCGCCACAGCGACACCGCGGTGTAGTTCTGCCGGCCGATCTCGTTCTTCGCGCCTTCAGGCAGGATGCCCAACTCGTTGCGCCGATTCGGCGTCGAGTCGGAATGTGACGAGCTGTGCCCGATCCGCTTGTTCTTCTTCGACGCGAGGTCGGCGGTCTTCGCGATCCACTCCATCGTCAGCTTCTGGCGCAAGCCTGGAAAGCGCCGGTCGATCTCTCGGCCTGCGGCGACACAGATGGCGACAAGGGCCGCGAGGGATTGGTCAGGCATCGGAGGCTCCGGGATAGGTGGTGGTGGCGCCGGTGGTGGAGGTGGCGGCGGCGGTATCACGATCGGAGGCGCGGCGTTCAGCTCCACGCGTGGAGCGTCGAGCGTGAGACGAGCGGTGCGTGGCGGCAGTGTGCCGTTCTTGTCGCTCCAGACGACGACGATCGCGCCGTTGAGCCAGAGCGCGTCGGGCTCGCGGTTCTCGTCTTCCCCGGTAGCGATGATGTGCCCTCGCGTCTCGCCCCACGGATAGGCCCGGATGTCGAGGTTCGTGATCACGACGACCCACGGACCCTGCGGGGTCATCACCGGGATCGGCGTGCCTTCCCACAGGTCGCCGGAGGCGTGCAGCCGAACAATGCGGCCGCTCGTCCAGCGCCCCATCGTGCGTTGTCGAATGCCGCCGTCCTCGGTCCAGACGAGCAGGCCGTCCTCGACGCGCGGGTTGTGGACGCTGCCGCGCGCGACTTCGACGACGCCGGTCGCCGTGTCGAGTAAGAGGGAGTGATCGTTGTTGTTGCCGCCGTGCTCAATGAGCCACGCGCGCTGGCCGCCGCGCGAGCAGGCGACTTTGAACAACGGGCTCCTGTCCTCGGCGCCGATCCACGTGCCGCCGCCCGCCCGCAGGTGCGAATACATCGGGCCGTTTGGCGCAAGCGGCGTATCAACCTGTGTCGCGAGGTCGATCGTGTGGGGTCGGTCGTCGTTGTAGAACCCCTTCACGAGCAAGATGCCGGGCTTGTACCACTGCGGCTCAAAGCCGACGCCGACCACCTGCTCGTCCACAATGATCGTGCCGGACCCGGACGCGACACGCCCGTCCGCACTGAGGCGAGGGAAGCGGGCGCTCATTCGACCGTCCCGCTCACGGTCCCGACCTTGACCCCGGCCGCCGAGATCCGATCGAGCAGCCACTTTTCCAGCGACTTCCCCTGATTCACCATGAACTTCCCTTGGTTGATGAACGAGAGCCCGACGAGGATCTCCGCGGCGGTGATGTCCGGGCCGGGGATCTGCCGGAACACGAACCGCTCGCCCGTGTTCGAGACGAGCGTCACTTTGATCGCCGGCGCGAGTCGGGACAGATAGATGTCTTCCACCTTCCACGTCGTGGTGGACGGTCCCGCGACCGGCGTCGTGAGCGTGAGAATTTCAGGCATAAAGGATCACCAGCCGGACGCGAGCGTGCGCCACGCGCCGTCCGCGTACACCTTGAACGTGTTATCGAACGTGTTGATCGCGAAGAGCCCTTCGAGTCCGGTCGGGTCGCCGGTCGTCGCTTTCGTCACGACGAGTCCGAGCGTCCCGACCGTGCCGTCTTCGTGGATCCCACGCATGACGGTGGTCCCGCCGAGATCGTCGGCGAAGATCCCCGCCGTGTTCGACGCCATACCAGAAGGCGCGGTGCTGTCAGGGAAGATCAGTGCGTCGTTTCCTGTCGTGGGTTTCGCTGCGGCCCCGAGCAGCGTGTTGTGCCCGATCGTCAGTCGTTTGATGAGCGACGTTCCGCCCACGGTGATCGTGTAGATTTCACAGCGCGTCCCTTGCGCGGTCCCGCTGAACGTATCTTCAGCAAAAAACGCGTAGATGCCCGCGGTCCCAGAGAACGCCCCCGCGGAGGTCCAGCCGGCGCCCTCGAATCCGCCCATCTGCTGATTGACGAGCACGCCCGTCTCGGCCCCGACCGTGCCGTTGGCCCGGCGCATTTTGATGGAGGGATCGTTCGCGTACCGGGTCAGCGAGAGGAAGGCGGCGTTCCACGTCAGATTGTTGTTGCCTTCGATCCCGTTCGTGCCCGTCCACACGGCGACTTGATCGTTCGCTGGCGCTGTGCCGGCGATGATCGGCACCAGTGACGACAGCCGCGCGTCCGCCAATGTCCCGCTCGCGATGTTCGTGGCGTTGAGCGCGGTCAGGTTCACACCGGACGCCGCGGGCAAGGTAGCAGGGAATCGGGCGTCAGGAACCGTGCCAGAGGCGAGATTCGTCGCGTTCAGCGCCGTGAGGTTGACGCCTGAGGCCGCCGGCAGGGTCGCCGGGAAGCGCCCATCAGGCAGGGTGCCGCTGGTCAGGAGCGAGGCGTCGGTGGTCGGCGGCCCCGCCGGTCCCGTCGCCCCGGTCGGCCCCGTGGCGCCCGTCGGGCCTGGGCTGCCGCCGCCGCCCGAACTGCCGCTCCCGCCGCTCCCGCCGCTCGCCCCCGCCGCCCCGGTGCCGTCCCGAAGCAGGAGGTCTTCGAGCGAGAACCGGACGGAGCTCGCCGTCGCGGTATAGCGCGGGGTCAGGGTGTTGGCGATGACGACCTGGTCGATCGCCACGCTCTGGATCTTCAAGGTCGCGACGAGCGGCGGGTTGGTGAGATTGAACGCGATCGTCTTGCCCGCCTTGGTCTTGGGATCCCGCGTCGCATAGATCACCGTGAGGATCGGCCGGCTGAAGAGGAGCAGCTCGGCGTCGCCGCGGTCGGCCATCGCCTGGAGGGTCGTCAGCGACGTGTCGACGACGGTGTATTCGTGGATGCCGTCGCCGCCTTCCGAGGCCGCGAGATCGAGCTGGGCCGCGTAGTCGTTGCGCTCGATCCAGAGACTCACCGGCGTCCCGATCGCGAAGCCGGGCGCCGGGAGCACGGCCGTCAGATTCACGGCGCCGCCTGAGGCCCCGTCAAAGTCGAGCACGCGCGTGCCGACCAGGATCTGTCCGGCCGCGCCGACAAACAGCGAGGTATCCGTCACGCTGAGCGCCGAGGTGCCAGGGGCTTCCACCGCACTCAGCACGGTCCCCGCGCCTTTCACGAAGACGCGATTCCGGAGCTGAGACCAGTCCCACGTCGAGCGGATCTGGGGATCGTCGAGGACACAGCTCAGGTCGTCGATTGGATCGGGATCGTCCCCGCCTTCGAGGTCCGGCCCGTTCTCGTGCAGCGCGCCCGGGATCGCCGCGTTAAGAAATCCGTTGGCACCGACTGCGAAGCACCGATTGGTATCGTCGAGGGTCGTTGTCGTGTTGTCCGGGATGATCAGCCAGCCCTGGATCAGGTTCGGGAACCCGACCGGATCGAACACTGGCGGCGTCCCGGCCGGGGCCGAGGCGGCGAAGACCTTGCGGTAGACGGTGCCCGCTGCGCCCACAGGCACGCTCGTAAAACTAAATTTCTTCAGCGTGCCCGCAACCTGCGTGACGATTCCGGACACCGTGCCGAACTCAGACTCCGTGTCATCGGCGGCGACACTGGTCACCGCGAAGAGGTAATCGGTCGAGGCGCCGATCGTCTCGCCACATGGGTTGTTGGTGCCGGTCACGGTTGGTGTCAACGCGCCGAGCGCGGCCGGACGTGGACGCGTCGGGACCGACGACGGCCCGAAGCTGTTCGGGAAGATCGGGAGCCCCGCCTGACCGGGCAAGCCAATCGGGGACGGCTGCGGCAGGTCGCCCGAATCAAAGTCCCAGCTCGTGGTTGTGTTGTCGACCACCTGGAAGTACGGGAACCAGGAATGGAACCCGTCGCTCACGTTGATCCAATAGATCTGCCGCGCGACCACCGCCTGGCCGTCGTAGGCCGAGCCGATCGGAATCCCACTGAACAGCGCCGTGAACCCGCCCGCCGACCGATAGAGGAGATTCGAGATAGGGCCCCACCCCGAGACGCGGCCGTCGGCGTACTTGTAGCGGACGCGGTATTTGAAGATCGCCGTGGCACTGACGCCCCCCCCGCCCGTCACGAGATTGGCCGTCTCCGTGACGGTCAGCGCGGTCGTCGGGCCCGGGATCCCCGTCGCCCCGAACGAGGTCTCCGGCGGCTCCGCGTAGAAGAAATGCAGGTCCGGCGGATCGAGGTTCCCGATGTAGTGATGACAGCTCACCACCGCCCGCGCGATCCGGGAGAGGCACGTGACAAAGTCCTCGGTCCCGTCGAAGCTGATCGTGATGGGGAGCAAGTCCGTCTGGACGAAGGACGTATCGAAGTCCGGCGCGAACGTCGCCATGAGATCGAGCACGATGTCCGACGCCGAGACGTCGACGTAGCTGCCGAACGGCCGGCGGCGATTCAGGAGCCAGACGCGGTCGATGGCCGAGACGTAGTGCGCGAGCTGGGTCGGCTTGCCTTCGTAGATCTCCTCGATCGTCTGGAGGTGCCCACGAAAGAGGGGCACCCCGTACGCGTCGATCCGGAGCGGCGCGGCGCCGGGAGGCAGCGGGGTCATGGTCAGGCGGGCGGTCGTGGGCGCCTCGTCGAGCGCGTCTTCGATCAGGACGTCGTCCGCCACGCGCGGGCACACCGTGATCGGGTCGACGCCCTCCATCGCGATCGTGAGTTCGGGCGGCTCTGGCGTGGGCAGGGTGTAGGTGACATGGACGGTGTACGCGCCGATGATGACTTGGCCGTCAGTCGGCTCGCCGTTGATGGCTTCGACTTGCCAGCCCCAGCCCGAACCATAGAGCGTCGCCCGGTCCATCGGGCCACTCGGGAGCACGGCTGATCCACTGTCGCCAGGCGCCGTGATGATATCCGCGGCGAACAGCCGCATCTCAAGCGGCGACGCGATCACGAGCTCCCAGTCGAACTCGACCGTGACGTCAGAAATAATCGCGTCGAGCGGCACGGTTGTGCCGTCATCGACGAGCGTCCCGGCCACGCTGAAGATCGGAGAGGGGAACGATCCGCCGCCGAACATCGATACGGTGCCGCTATTCCCGTTGACCGACGTCGCGCTCCAGCCGGCTGCGACCGGATCCCAGGCCGCCGCGTAGGACGTCGCGACGACGCCCGTCATCGCCGTCAACGTGACGACGGACATCAGCCGACTCCCAGTTGCTTGGCTTGCTTCAGGCCCTTGAGGACTTCATCTTTCACGGCCGCCGCGATCGCGTGCTTCGAGGCCGGATCGAACACGCCGCTGACGGTCTGATTGACCGTGACGGTAATGACGCCCGCGCCGCCGCCCGCGCTCAGCCGTCCGCCCGATCCAGATCCCCCCCCGCCGCCGGCCGACAGCGGACCGCCAGCCCCGCCCGCGCTCCCGGATTTCTTCGCGTCGATCGTCGACTGGTAGTCCCAGACCTGCGCGAGGCCGAGCAGGAGGTTTAAGATCTGCCAGTCTTCGAAGCCCATCTTGCGGTACATCTCGACGAGCGACGGATCGAACTCGCTCAGCCCGCGCGCGTACGACTTCCCCAGATCGGATCCCTTGCTCCCGTCCAGGTTGCTGATGACGTGGCCCATCGCGACGAAGGATTTCCGGAGCGCGTCGCTCTTGGCCTGGATCTGATCCAGCGTCGGCATCAACGCCCAGCCCCCTTCGGGCGGCGTCATCGCGTCGTCGAAGGCCTGTCCCATGCCCGTCGCGGCACGGGCCGTTTCGTGCACCTTCTGGAGCTGGGCCTCCAGCTCTTCGCGGGTGAAGGTCCGCGCCCCGAAGCGCATCTCGTCGTACGTGGCCTTGGCTTTGTCGGCGACGTTTTGCAGGCCCTCGATCGAATGGGTCTGCAGGAAGTCCCAGTCGACCATCTGCGCGTCGGCCTGCTGTTTGGACACCGCGACGATCGCGGCCTTGTGTTTCTGGTAATCGGCCGTGCTGCTGTTCAACTGGCCGATCTCGTGGTCGCGCCAGCGATTGATCTCCGCAATCTGCGCGTCGGTCACCGTGCCGCTCTGCCGGATCTTCTCGACCCCGAAGTCGCGCCACAGGTCGGCGGTTTCTTGGACGCTCTTCGCGTCGAGCTTCGCCAGGCGCTCCGCACTGTCGGCGGCCTGCTTCGCGAACTGCGCGAGCTTGTCGAGCGAGCCCGCGTACACCTCGACCGCGTCCTTCGAGAGCGACATGCCCGCCGCAATGTCCGCAGTGCTGATCCCCAGTTCGAGCGAACGCTTGATGAGATCCATCTGCGTCGTCGAGAGGTTCGCCGCTTCGGCGTCGACGGCGGCCAGCGACTTCTCAAACGCGGCCAGCTTGGCGGGGGCCTCCATGAGCCCCTTCCACCGTTTGTGCTCGGCCTCGTTGATAGCGATCGCCTCGGCCATGCGGGTGATCTCGCGGCCGGCGGTCGCGCTGGCACGCGCGAGGACATCGGCCTTCGCGCCCGCCTGTTCGACCGCGACGTTGCCCCACCCCAGCATCGAGGTCCACGTCTGCGCCACGGCCTTGTCGAGCTCGAAGAACTCCATCGCCGCGCGCGTGATCCCCCAGGCCGCCACGCCGACGCCGATGGCCGCGCCCGCTTTGGCCATGCCGCTCATCCCCGCGGCGCTTTTCCCGGTCGCCATCTGCAGGTCTTCGATCGCTTTGATCTGGGGGCCGATGTGCACGCCCACCGACTGGAGCGCGCCGTCGAATTGGGAATAGGCCAGCCGGATATTGTTCGCCGGCGCCACCCCCGCAGAGGTCGCGCCCGTCATCTTGACGAGCTTCAGCTCCGCCCGTCCCGCGCTCGCCCCGAGGGTTTCGAGCTTGGCTTCGGCCTCGGTGACTCCCCGCTTGAAGTCCTGGAAGTCCGCTTCGAACTTGGCGGTGATGGCCATTTAGGGTTCGGTCGTCTCTGTTCTGAGTTCTTCGTCGGCGATCGCGTAGACGTGACGCGGGAGGGCGCGGACCTCGTCGTAGCTCATCCCGAGCCGCTGGCCGATGACGAGGGCCCGGAGGACGTGCTCGCGGTAGGCTGGACGGTTTTTTTTTCCGCGGCCTTCGCGTCTTCCGTCTTCTCGTGCTTGTCGAGCGCGGCGATCAGTTCCCGAACGGTCGCCTTGTCGAGCGCGCGGACGGTGCTCCGCCGGACGGTCTCGTTCAGCTCGAGGCTGTACGGCAACGGTTGCCCGTCGAGCCCAATGAACGACCAGCCGACGACGTACGCCAGAATCTTCGCGAACGGCTGCCGGTCAGCCTGCGCGATGAGCATGTCGTAGTACTCCCCTGCGTTCAGCTCGCGCGAGACGTCGACGAAGTCCCCGTCCGACAAGTGGAGCCGCTCAAGGCCCGGGTTGACGACGCGAGAGTGCGACATGCGGTTACTTCTCCTGGAGCGGTCCGAGTTTCGCGGTCAGTCTCTTGTTGGCGTCCACGACGAACGACACGACTGGCCAGCGCCACGATCCTTTCGCGTGCGGCGCGACGAAGGTCAGCGGGGTCTGGGTCAGGTTGAAGGCGTTCGTCACGCCCACAATCCCGACGAGCGACCAGGTCCGCCGATCCTTCCCCCGCGCGACGGTGAAGCCATGCACCGCCGCGCACGAGTAGTGGTGCCAGCGGATCTGGCCCTGGACGCCGGTCAGCATCGGCCTACGCGCCCGGGATGACCCACGGCCCGGCGGCCGTAATCGACCCGCTGATCCCGACGGTGCCGTTCCCGTCGACGGCGATCTTCCCGTCGAGGAGCGCAATGCCCCCGAAGAGCACGAGCGGCGTGTTCGAATCGGGGAGCAGCTCGACGTACGGCTTGACGGAGCCGAAGATCACGTCGAAGATCACCAGCCCGTCGGCCGGGTCGTACAATCCGGAGTACGACCCTTTGATGTCTGGGAACCCGTCGACGTAGATGTGGTTGGGATCCTGGAAGCAGGTCACCTTGAACTTCTCTTTCGAGAGGTCCAGGTCCCATTTGTTCATCGAGGCCACCGCGACAGCCGCCGCGGTGCCGACGCCGGTCGGGTCCATCTTGATCAACCCGTAGCGGCCCGAGATGCGATCGGTTGCGGCCATTTAACTTGTCCTGTTCTCTTGACTGCCGAAGGTTTACGCCGAGGTGCCGAGGATGATCACTTTGTAGGTGACCGACGTCCCACCCGCCGCGTTGGTGATCGTGATGAGATCGCCCGACGTCGCCGTGACGGTGACGCCCGCGCCCGATCCGAACCACGCGAAGGTGAAGCCGGGCGGGAGCACGAACCCGTCCGAGATCGCGAGGAAGATCGGCACGCCCGTCGCGCCCGCCGGACGCGAGACGTTGATGTTGTTGGTGTTGCCGTCGGCCGCCTGGATGATGATCGCCTTGACCTTAGCGAAGGTGATGAGCGCGCCGAACATATCGGCGAGCACGCCCGCGAGATCGAGATCCTCCGTGGCGCTCGCGGCCAAGGTGCGCTCGTCGGTGAAGACGCGGTCGACCGCCCCCGCGCCGACGCCGCTGATCAAGCTTTCGGACGAGGTGAGCGAGAAGGGATGCACGGGCGATCCCAGATCCCCTGCGTTGACCTGTTTGCCGGTGACACTGAGGCGGAGTTCTGCGGTAACAGACATGGGCTACGTCCCTTCCTCTGATGCGTGAACCGATCCCGCCTCGTCAGACGGGACGGGGACCGGGGGTGAGAGACTCTGGAGCTGCGCTTTGAGCAGATCGTTTTCGGCTCGGAGCGCGGCGACGTCGATGACAAGATTGCCGATCGCGATCCGCACGTACTGATCGAGGAGTTTGGCGTGCTGTTCAGGGGTCATGCGGAGGTCACCGCTTCCCACGCCGCGGCGCCGCGGACGTTGATCTTGCCAGTCGTGGAGTTGTAGACGACCATTCCAGCCGTCGGGCTGGCGATCGCGTCCCGCTGGGTCGTGGTCATGCGCGGCGGCATGAAGGCTTTGGTGGTGCTCTGCACATCGAGGATCGCGTTGGCGTTGCCGGTGAGCGCGCCGATGTTCGCGCCGCCCAGCACCGAGAGGTCGCCCGCCGTCGTGAGCGCCATCTTCGTCGCGTTGCCGGGCGTCGTCTGCGACCAGACGAACTTCGCGCTATCGGAGCGGTCCAGCCCGACCGCCCACGCGAACGCGCCGTTTGCGTAATAGCGGACATACGGATCGCCGCCCGCCTCACGTGAATCAATCCAGAGGACGGAATCCGCGCCGCTCGTGTTGTTCGAGTTGTAGAGCCGCGCAATCTGTTGGCCCGTGCACGATCCCTGAAAGTGGAAGGCGTACGCGTTCCCGGTGACGGAGGGCATCGCGCCGTCGAGCAACCGACCTTCGGCTGGGAGCGTCGTGGCCTGCAGCGTCGCGAAGATGTTCGGGTACGATCCGGTCGTTGGCGTCGCCCCGATCAGGAGCGGCGCGTTGGGCATCACCAGCCGATTGTCCGCATTGATATACGGCAGGGTCAGGAAGGCCGCGCCGGTCGCATTGATCTGTTTCGCGACTGGCACATTGTTGACGTCGAATTGCAGCGCCACGCCTTCGGGCAGGATCAGCGCGCCGCCAGTCGCAGACGCGAAGTCGCACTGGATCTTGATCGTCCCCGCGTAGTTGCGGAAGTAAAAACGGTCGCCCTCAAACCCGACGCTGGATCCCGCGCCGCCGTCGCGAGGCGAGCCGATCGAGATGGCCCGATGTTCCAGGCCGTTGAGGTCAAACGACGTGAGATGGAGTTCGCTTTGCGGGATCCCGTTCGCCACGTAGTAATTCTCGAAGGACAACCCTTGCGCGACCTCGCTCGTATCGAACCGGCCACTCCCCGCTTGCAGGTTCCAGCCGAGCGTAGCTACGACGTCCGCGCGCGGGTCCGCGCCGTTGACGCCAGCCATCACCCTGACGCCGAAGCGAAACGCGGGCGAGTCTGCATCTACCGCAGAGAGATCGACCAGCCACGGATAGAACTCGGTGGGGCTCGCGAGAAACGGAATGCTCGTCAGTACGGGTGACGCACTGAACACCGGCGTCACCCCGATCCCATTACTCACCAGCACGGATCCCACCGCGACCCCGGTCGGCAATCCACTACTGGCCGCACTCCATGCCGCCCCCGTCGCACTCCCCGCCGCCCGCACGAGGATCTCCCCGTCCACCCCTCCACTGAACAACCGGTCCGCATTCTGGTGCGACGGCTGGAACAACAGCGGATTCGCTGTGTCCGGGAACGTCGATTGAAACGGCGAGCGGACGTGCACGTCACCAGGCATCAGGCAATCCACCCCCCAGCGACCCACGCCAACGGCGGCGCGACGTAGCCGACACTCATCTGGACCCGGTAGTGGCCCCCGGCCCGGTGCCACTGGATCGTGGTATCGACGGCGTCAACGTCGGTGTCCTCGATCGGTTCCTCACGGTGCATCGTCATCCACCCATAGCCCGCGACGTCGAGCGGCTGATCTTCAAGCAAGACTTCAATCCGCGCCGCGGCCGCGTAGACGTTCCCGCCGACGACCGTCGAGAGCACGCGCGCCTCGACGAGATACAACGCGTCTTCGTAGGCCCGGCCGCCGAACTGCCCGACGTCGACCCCGTCAATCAAACTGACGATCGCGAACCGCTTCGCATTCTTCGGCGCGACCTTCCGCCACACCCCGTCCGGGAGGAGCGCCGTCAGCGTCCCATCGGCGGCCAACTTCTCGACGAGCGCCAGACCAATGAGCGAGCTGTCCGGCATTACATCGACCCCGTGACCGTCAGCCCGTGCCGTTCCATGAGCGCGATCAAGTCCGCATACATCGCCCGCCGGGCCCGCATCACCGTCTGGGTGAAGATCGGATTCGGCGGCATCGCCCCACGATTCGCGCCGAGTTCCGTGTGCCGCGCTTGACTGCCGCTCTCGAAGACGCGTGCGTGTTTCGACGTGTTCTTCACGATCGACTTCGCCCCGAACGCCCCGCGTGTGTGGACGACGACGACCTTGTCCCGGAGATTCCCCGTCCGCGCTGGATACCCGGCTTTAATCGTGGCCGCCGCGCCATTCGCGTGCCCTTCGGCGATCTTCCCGCCTTCGCCGCCGAGCGCCACGGGCAGCAGGCGGAGATCGTTCTTCAACTCGTCGAGCCCGACCCACGTGAGGCGGTTCATGGCCATTACGCGACGAAGCTCCCGACGTTGCCGGCACTGAGCTTGCGCACCGTGTAGTAACTGCCCCTGAGCGGCGTGACGGTCCCGGTGCTGCCCGTGACACGCAGCCGGATATTGCCCGCGGCCCCACACTCCGCCAGCGCGTGCAACACGATCGACTGATTGCCGCCGGTCGTCATGCTGCTCGAGTTCGGCAGCGCCGCCGCGGCGGTCGTCATCCCCACCACGCCGGCCCCGAAGTGGGAGACCGACGCCGCGAGGCCACCCGACTGGCTCCCGAGAAAGGCGGCCACTAAATTGGTGTACGCCTGCGTGTTCGTCAGCGTGAACGTCAGGACCGCGCTCGTGGTCTTGAGAAACTTCAAATAAAAAAAGAACTCGTAGATCGCATCCAGCTCGGTCACGAACGCGGAATTGCTCCCGAAGAAGTCCGCGATCGTCGGCCCGATCGCGCTCCCGTCCGCCGTCAGCCGGAACAGGGACAGGCCACTCTCGCCCGCCGGTCCGATCTCGCCCTGGATGCCCTGGATCCCCTGAATGCCTTGGATCCCCTGAATACCCTGGCTCCCCGCCGCCCCGTTCGTCCCGTTCGTGCCGGCCGGCCCCTGCGGTCCCTCGGGTCCTGCCCCGCCCGCGCTCCAGGCGGCCCCCGTCGCGGAGTCCGAGTCCCGCGTCAGGACCGTCCCGTCCGCCTCCGGCCCATCGAGCAGGCTTTCGAGTAAGGCCGTGACGGCATTCCAGTGCGACGGCCCGAACTTGCTCAGGTCGTTGTGCGGACGCGGCGACGTGAAGAGGGCGGGGATCGGCATCTACCCCTCCGCCCACCCGGCTTCAATCCAGCTCGTGTCTTCCACCGGCACCTCCGCCAGGAGCTCCACGCACAGACAGACCGTCTCGACGCAGCGGCCTTCCGGGTTGTCGACGCCCGTCACGCTCGCCGTGTGCAGGTAGCCCGCGGGATCCGTCCAGCTCGCCCGCGTCGACGTCGACACCTGGGGGTGAAAGGGACATGTGATCACCCGCATCGCCGTCGA